TCCTTCGCATCGGCGCGAGGTTTGGCATGTCCGAATGCTCGGCAAGTAATGCGCTGATCCGCGAACAATGCCTTCGCGGTGGATTTACGCCAGCCGAGCGCCACGAAAACGGACGGCTCACAACCGCGGGGCGAGAGCGCCTGCGCTGGATGCTGAAGAAGGGCCTGAAAGCGGTTGAAATCCAGCTTCGGCTCGGGGTTTCCGCTGCCTCGGTTCACAACGAGCGGGTCAAGTATAACGCGGAGTTGAAAGCCAAAGGCAAGGCACCCCTTCCTCCCGCCGGGAACGGCCAATCCTACAGCGGCGCCCGCATCGGACCCGCCAAGCGCAAGGAGGCCGAACGGCTCTTCCTCGAAGGCTACGGGACGCTGAAAGTAAGCAGGATGAGCGGCGTCAGTAAGACGGTCTGCACTCGCATCCGATCGAAACTGATCCGGCGCCTGAAGGCTAAGGGGCAGACGCTTCCTGGCTGCGATGCGGACGGCCGTCGCCGCCACATGAAAGACCATCTGCGCCATGTGCCGGACGAGCTACGAGCCAAGTTCGTCGAGCTTGTGATGCAGCGCGTTCCGATTCGTCGCGCGGCTCGTATCGCCGGCATCGGCAGCTGTACCGGTTACAAGATCAGGGACGGCCTGAAGGCCGACGGAATTATTGTCCCGCGTCCGCGGTTGCCCGGCAAGACAAGACCGCTGCAACGAGAATTGCTGAACGCCCAGGCAATCCCTCCGGGTGAGATGTGGCGTTACCGTCGGCTCGTTCGCGAGTTGGGTGATGCTGACAAAGCGCGCGCCGCTCTTCGCACGAAGATCGCCGAAGAGAAGCGCTCGCGGACATTTGAGGACAAGGTCAGGCTCGTCGCGCAGGGGAGGGCGAAGGTGGCGGCGGTCCAGAAAATCGCCGCCAGCGTACCTGATTTCACCCTCGGCGGCGTCGTGGGAGCGATCCTCTGATGGGCGCCGTGATCGACCTGTTTGGCGACGTAGATAAGGCGTGGGAGGCCTATGCCGAGAAGGCGCGTCAGATCGAGAACAGTCCGCGGCTGCTGTCTGATCGGCAGTTCAATGAAGAGTTGGCTCGGCTTCATGAACGCTGGCGGAAGCTGTTCTTGCGGTCGGAGCGTAGCCAATGAGCCGCATCCGATCAGTCCACCCTGGCCTCTGGACGGATGAGGCATTCGTGTCACTCGACCCATTGGCCCGCCTTTTGTTCATGGGCATCTGGAATGAGTGCGACGACTCTGGATCGTTCGAGTGGTCGCCGCTCAAATTGAAGATGCGCATTCTGCCTGCCGACAATATCGACGCGAAGGCTCTTCTCGAGCAGATAGAAGCCGCCGGTGGGGTGATGCGTTACGAAGTCGGCGGCCGTCACTATGGTGCGGTTCGGAATTTCTGCCAGTTCCAGAGGCCCAAAAAGCCGAACTCTATCCATCCACAAACGGCGGAAGTTCGGGCCTTTGTCGGAACTGAAGCCCGCTCAATGCGCGATGGTTCGGGACCAGTGGACCACCAGTTACCCACTGGTGGGGAAAAAGCTCGCCAGATGGAGGATGGAGGAAGGAAGAAGAAGGTAGTTCCGTTAGCTGACGCTAACGGCGGCTCCGACGAAGGAAAGACCTTGTTCGATGAGGGGGTAAGACTTCTCGTCAGCAAGGGGCGGCCTGAGCCGCAGGCTAGATCGATCATTGCCAGATTCCAGAAGGATTTCGGCGACCCGGCGGTCCTGGATGCGATCAATCGATGCCGTACGGCCACCGATCCGGTCAGCGCCATGCGTGATCGTCTCGGCAGGGCGAAAGTGCAAACGGAGTACATGGGGCCATGATCGGGGTAGCGGAAAAGCTTGCTGAGCATGGCATCCAGCCTCGGCATTTCGAGGAGCGGGAGCAAAAGCTCGTCTGCCCGAAATGTTCGCACTTGCGGCGGAACAAGAGCGATCCATGCCTGTCGCTGAAGATCGACGAAAAAGGCGCCGCTTGGCGCTGCCACCATTGCGATTGGTCGGATGGTTTTGTGCTTCGCGAGGAACGGTGGAGCGAACCCAGACGGCGTGATTACAAACCGGTGGGTGGACAGCCTTTGGCATTGCCGGCCGAGGCGCTGCGCTGGTTCGTGGAAGAGCGCTGCATCAGCGAAGAGACGCTGAAGCTGGCGAAGGTTGGATGGTCGGAGCGCCACCGCGCGGTAGTGTTCCCCTATGTTCTGCCGGAGGTCGGGCAAGTCGGCTTCAAATACCGTGTCCCTCCAAAACAGAAGATGTGGCAGGACGATTCCGGCCAGGAAAAGCCATATTGGCTCGTAGACCAGCTCGACCCGTCGAAGGGGTCTGACCTTTACATCGTCGAAGGCGAGCTCGACGCACTGGCCTTGCTCGAGGCCGGGATCAGGAACGTCGTATCCGTTCCGAACGGCGGCGGCGTAAAGCGAATGCCGTTCGTCGAGCTATGCGAACAATGGACGGACCCGTTCGAGCGCATCGTTCTTTGCCTCGATGCAGATGAGAAGGGCCAGGCGATGCAGGAGGAGCTTTCCCGCGTCTACGGGAAAGACCGATGCTGGCAAGTGCTCTGGCCCAAGGACATCAACGACGCGAACGCATTCCTCCAAGCGTACGGAGCGGCCGATCTGGAAGCGTGGGTTCGCGAACACCGTCAGGCCTATCCGGTCGAAGGGGTGTTCGGAGTTTCAGATTATCGGGATGAAGTGCTGAACCTTTTCTGGAATGGGAGGAAGAAGGCTCATTCGACCGGGCTTCCGTCGCTGGATCAGTTTTATACGGTGGCTCCGGGTCAGCTCACTATCGTCACAGGCATCCCCAACCATGGGAAGTCGGAGCTGATAGATCAGCTGATCTTCAATTTGGCCCGCGGAGAAGATTGGCGTTTCGGTCTAGCGTCATTCGAAAACCCTCCAGCCGAGCACATCGTCAAGCTGATCGAGAAGCGCGTTCAAATGCCGTTTTGGGATGGGCCTTCCATTCGCATGACCTCCACAAACGCCGAAAAGGCGATGGAATGGATCGAAGAGCGGTTCTTCTTCATTCGCTCCGAAAGCGACGAGGCGCCCACTATCGATTGGATCCTCGAACGCGCGCGAGCCCTGGTAAAGCGCCAGGGAGTGCGCGGCCTGGTGATCGATCCTTACAATGAGATAGAACATAAGCGGCCCGACAATATGAGCGAGACGGAATACGTCTCCGCCTTGCTCTCGAAGGTCAGGCGCTTTGCGCATAACCACGGCGTCCATGTCTGGTTCGTCGCCCATCCCGCGAAGATGAAAACCGAGGGCGGTCGGACACCGGTCCCGACACTCTACGACATCAGCGGGTCGGCGCATTTCGTCAACAAGGCGGATTGCGGCCTCGTGGTTCATCGCGGGGAGGCGGAAGGAACGACGGAGGTTTGGGTCCGGAAGGTTCGTTTCAAATGGGTCGGGCAGCAGGGAAAGGCGCTTCTTCGATATAACCGGGCGACCGGCGTCTATGCCGATCTCGACCGAGGAGAGGCCGCATGAAAATCCTTCCGTCCCTATTCAAGGGGATCACGTTCCGTTCGAGGACAGAAGCACGCTGGGCCGTGTTCTTCGACGCCTTGGGGCTGGAATGGAATTACGAGCCCGAAGGCCACGCGCTCGCTGCAAGAAGATATTTGCCGGATTTTTATCTGCCGCAGCTCGGCCTCTATGTCGAGGTAAAGCCGGACGAGACCGATGGCTCCGAGCAAGAGGTTTTTGCCGAACTCCTCAAGGAGACGGGCAAGCGGGGCATTATCGCTTACGGCCCACCTAGCGCAGGTCGGCGCAACCTCATGTACTTCGGCGCGAACGGGATTCACGAGGACAGCAGATATGCGTTTTTTGAGGACCGCCGCGACGAGCAAATCTACTGGCTCGGCTCGGACCATGACTGGTTTGCGCTCGGCGGGCCAGGGACGAATACCGAGCACGACCGGCTCCCGATAATCACCGAGCGCCTAAGCAGGGCCTTCGAAAAAGCCGCAGCGGAGCGGTTTGGCACATGAAACGCCGCACCACCGCTCTCATCAGCTCCTTCGGTACAATCGCGGCAATAGCCTTTGCCGCCTGTCTGTTCATGATTGGGGTTGCTCAGGTCATCGAGGGGATCGGCTGCTGCTGGCAATCGGAGAGGGAGGGATCATGCTGATGGCATCGGAGGGTAAAATGGCGAGCACTGCACTGAAGATCGTCGAGGACGAACAGCCGCAGCTTTCGTTGGAATTGCCAAAGGACCAAGCGTTTGAGGATTGGCTGAAGGTCGGCCGCGAGCTCGCCACAGCGAACAAGGTTCTCAACTGGTGGATTGGCGACTGGTGGGCGGCCGGATCGCACCGCTACGGAGAGCGGGCTAAGGTGGCGGCGCACGGCATTTTCGGGCGCGAGTTCTCCACCCTCGCGAGTATGGCAAGCGTCTGCCGATCATTTGAAACTTGCCGTCGACGGCAACATTTGAGTTTCACGCACCATCAGGAGGTGGCGGCACTTTCTCCCGCAACGGCCGACGCCCTGCTGGATCGTGCTGAGCGAGAGGGCTGGTCGGTGCGAGACTTGCGGGCTGAAGCCATTATGGTCCGTGACGCACGGGCGCCGCGTTGGTTCGAGACGAAGCCGGCCAAGGTATTTGACCGCGACGAAGCGAAAGAGGCGATCTATGCTCGCCTTCAACAAGCCGCGGAAATTGGCGAGATTTGCCCGACCGCTGATGATCTGGCTGAAATCTCCGGCGTTGGCTCCGTATCCACGACGGTCGCTCTGATGCATGTCCTGGAGGAAGAGCGGCGAATCGAAGTCAAGCGGTTCCAGAAAAGCCGCGTTGTGAGGATCACCGCAACCGGACAATCCACGGCTGAGCCGAACAACCAAACGCCGCATTGGCGCGTTCGCGATCAACAGGCGCCCACGCCCGCGATTCACTCGGTTAGGCAAAGGGTGCCAAATATAGCTGCCATGATCGAAGCCGAGGCGCGATTGATAGGCAAGGCGCTGCCCGATTTCCTCGCCGATCTCGTTTACATCGGCTGGCACGAATACCAGGCTGAGAAGGAAACCGGACAATGACCGCAATCGTGATCCTGCTCGTGCTTTCGGCGCTCTACTGTGGCGGCATGTACTTGTTTCGTGTCGCGGCTTTCTACCGCGCGCAGGGCATGGATAGCCCGGCCAGCTTAGAGAACGACACGTTCCACCTCGGCCTATGTTTCATCCTCAGCATCGGCTTTCTGGGGTTGCTGCTGAAATGATCGCAGCGTTCCTCTGTCTCGTTGCCTCAGTCACCGACGGTGACACGCTGCGCTGCGATAACGGAACGCGCGTCCGTCTCGCCGGAATAGACGCGCCCGAGCTCGCTGGTCACTGTGCGCGCTGGCGTCAATGCACTCCCGGCGATGCTTATGCCGCGAAGAATGCACTGACCTCACTGGTTCAGGGAAAGACGCTCGCCTGCCAATCGCTCGGCAAAAGCTACAACCGCATTCTCGCAACCTGTCGCATCGGCTCATTCGAACCTGCCTGCTACATGACCACTCACGGGTATGCGGTGAAGCGCTATTCGGAAAGCTGGAGGGTGTGCGGGCGTGGCTGACAAGCTGACCAACAAGCAGCAACGCTTCGTCGAAGAATATCTCGTCGACTGCAATGCAACGCAGGCGGCGATCCGTTCCGGGTACAGCGCCAAGACTGCGGGCGCTATCGGAGAGGAGAACCTGAAGAAACCTGAGATCGCCGATGCGATTGCTGAGCGGCGCAAATTGCTGTCCGAAAAACTCGAAATCACCCAAGAGATGGTCATCGCGGAACTGGCGAAGATCGGCTTTTCAGACATCCGCCGAGCGGTGAAATGGTTCTCCCAAACTCAAGTGGCGGCTGTCGATGACGACGACCTGCAGGCCTCCGTTGAAGAGGGCGACATTCGCTTTGCCGTCGCCAACCAGGTCGAGCTTATTTCGAGTGCGGAGATCGACGATCAGACCGCCGCCGCCATCTCCGAGATCAGTATGACGGCGCAGGGCGGCCTGAAGGTCAAGTTCCATGACAAGCAGACCGCCTTGATTAACCTCGGCAAGCATCTGGGCATGTTCA